ATCAAAACGACGTAAAGCCTTCTGAGATTTGAGGATGCTTTCTTCTGTTTCTTCTTTAGGTGGGTTTGGTTCTTTAAGACCGGAGGCCGCAATAAACGACTCACGGAAGATCATTTCCTGGTGATAAACCATCATCTCCAGGAGACGACAGAAACCATAAGTAAGGAAGCTTTTGTTCTTCCTTAGAGCCGTAGCTTGCGCTCGGCCCATCAAACCTTTGATTTCTGTTGCCGTGGCACCAGCTGAGATAGAGATCTCATCGACACCACCTAACGCGGTACGAATCTCCTCCCGAAGAAGAAGTGCATACCGGTTCATGTCACCACTAATCGGGTCGGGCGTCATGTAGCCCACACGATCAGACGGCTCCACGTTCGCGATGATTCGAGGGACTCGAAGTCCGCCACCCATCGCTGAACCAAACGGTTCACTCACGCGAGTCGAAGGAGTGTCCCGACCGGCAAACCCACTCTGAGAGCTGATTGTGGGTCGGAAACTACTTCCGGCATCACCCGCCTCGACCAGATCAGATCGAGGACGACTAGAAATCAGTGTCGGATTGCCAAAGAATTCAATGTTCTTGGCAATGTTGGTGATCATGTCGTTATGAAGCACAATCTGCTCCATAAACGGATCGAAATCACCTTCGCCGTCCGTGCCACTGGCGTTGGGTTTGTTTAAACACTCAACAGCGGGCACGAAACCCAAAGAGTTTGGCCGACTCTTTGTCCCAGAGATACCTGCTCCAGGCTCTACTTCAAAGCTGAGCTCTGAATCAGACTCGGTTTCTTGAATTGTGTCTGCAGTAATCGACAAACGGACATAACGCTTGTTTTGTTCATAGACATCACTTGGCAAACCTAATGTGGCGTTCTTGACCTTGTAGTCGTAGATAATTACGACTTCTTCAATCTGTCCATTTACATCGTGATAAACACGATATTGATTCTTATTAAAGAAGTAAATCTGATATTTAAGCTTCTGATCCGGTCGGAAATAGAAAAGTCCACATCCATCGATCAAAAAGTTGCGAATAATCGCAGGAAAACGAATATCGAGTCGATTCAACTCGATAACGTCGTGGAGAAAACGAGTCCGACTTTTAAAAGTGTCTTGATCGCAGTAAAAAGAGAGACCCTTCTTGATCATCAAGAGGGTCATCTGTTGAAGATGACTCAGAACTACCATCGTGGCAGCCTGATTTTGTCGACCTTGAGTTCGAGCAGCCTCTAAGATCTCCTCGAACTTGTTTCGAACTTCAGTAGAGGCCGCCATTTAGTTAATTACTTCTTTTCCTTGTAAGAACGAGCTTTTTCCTTGGCTCGCTTCTGTTTCCCCATCTTAACCTCGTCACCGCTCGGAGCTTTTTTCTCTTCACGGTCTTTTTGAAACTTGGCTAAGACTTCAGCGGGCATTTTGTCAGCCATCTGGTAGGAGATATCGACGAACTCTTTCTATTCTAAGGGCTGCTTCAGGAAGTTTATCTACTGGGTAGGAAGTAATTAAATGGTCGTGACGACCAAGCATTTTATCTACTGGGTAGGAAGTAATTAAATGGTCGTGACGACCAAGCATGTCTGTTTTACCTTCCTCAGCTTCAAATTCGTCACAGAGTTTCTGTACTTCTGGCTTATCCCAGATGTAGTACTCAGCAATCGAACTAAGTTTACGGCGGCGTTTCTCCGCATCTCCCATCCAGCTCAAATGCCAACCTGCGTCGCGATCCCCGACGTAATAATTATTCGTGGTCGCCCTAAGCGAAGAAAGAGTTCCAAATTCTTTCAGCTGACTCACGGTGCTTGCTGTTCCACAACGCCAGTCAAACTTCTCCCCCGTGGGAGATTCGAGCTGACGATCAGCTCTCCCGTAGTGCATGGACATGCTGAGCCGCACGGTCTTGTCCGGTTGTTCGAGAACCGCTTTCTTGACTTCGTCTAACTTTGCTGGGTTTGCGATCTCGTCGCAGTCAGAGCAGATGAAAAAAGTGTCTTCTGGGAGCTGAAAAAGACCGACGCTCAAAGCGTCTCGCTGCCCTCGCTCTCGGATCCAAGGGTCAGGTGCTTCCTCGACCGGAGGCAATTCAACATGGAGAACTTGGACTTTTTCTTCGGGGATACCAAGCTCTCTAAGAGTATTAACGCAGCTAAATTCTTTAGGTTCGCCCCGGTGCGTACGATTCGCATCAGTAATCAAGAAACCATCTACGTGATCGTATAGCGTTTCAATGCGAAGTTCTAGAAGTTCTTTCTCGTTAAAATACGGAAAGCAATCGATTAACACGTCGAGGACTTCTCAGTAGCAGTATGCTAACTCACTCTTGCGGGGCTGCTACTCCGTTAATGCGCTTCTTAGCCTGTTCTAAAAGATAATTTTTAGTTCTTTCAACATTTTCATCTGCCATCTCATCCATACCAGTGTCAAATTCTGGGCGATTTCCGTCGTCAGGCATCGTGGGAGGAACTGGTCCTTCGTCAGCTTGATCTAAATCAGCCTGAACTTGACCCCGAAAACGACGAGAAGCTTCATCTTCACGCTGCCTTTGTTGACCAGCAGCGTCTAAAGATCGGTTGTAGCGATCAGAAAAAAAATCTGCGTAACCAGTAAAGCTATCCATCAGTACAAGACGATAACGCCGTTAACAGATCCTCCACTTAGTGTAACTGCACCAAAAGGCAGCTCAATATCACCAGCAATATTTTCGACGTGTAAAAATTGATTTTCCCCCATATCATTTAAACGAACATAGACATCATCCTTACTCGAAGAACCTTTGGATTCAACAAACAATCCTCTACATGTAGGAAATGTTGTCTGTCCATCAGAAGGAGCCCAAACAAAACCACTCGCATAAGGCAGATTAGCTTGCTGCCCATATACAGAACCAAAAGCGCGGATGTCCATTCTCTAAGTCTTTTTGTCAGTCTAACTTACTTAGCTCAATAAGCTTTTTCAAATACCACTCTGCTTTTTTTAAATCCTCAACACCGTTCTTGTGCTGAAAGCGCCAAAGATATTTAAAGCAGGAAAGATGACAAAAGTTCTTGACTGCATCTTGCCCACCAGCAGCCAACATCGCATCGATGCACTCAATGTCACCCTGGTTGTAGTGCGTGGGGTGGTCGACTCTATCGGAGTTGTGCAAAGATAAAGTCATGTCAGTATGAGAACATGGTTTTCGTGTCAATGATACTTTGATTTTTTACGAGCGCTGAGGAATATTTTTTATCTAAATGCTCGAGTAAGGCGTAGTCAGGTATCACTACAGAATCACCTTCATACGTAACAGGCACAACGCGGCGATGCTCTTGCCATGGCTTTAAATCCTCAAAAGCAAGCCCCATTGAGGCTCGATCCGCGATAGGCCAGTTTCTTTTACCTGTTTTGATGTGACTATGAATCGGATTGCAGCTCCAGCTTTCGACGTACTTTTCTGCATCCTCCTGATCCAGAATCATCATCCCTGAGTAGGGGTTGCCCAGAGTTGTGAAACCAAAAATATCTTCATCAAAAAGTTTTGGAATGAACTCTGATTTAAACGGTATGTCACCCCATACATATTCTGTAACGCCACCCAGTTTCCATTTTCGATAGTTATCGAAAGGAATCAGCTTGTTGCCTAAGCGCTCGACACGGCAAAAACCAGGCTCTAAATTATGAGCTTTTAGTTCGTCTTTCTGTTTGTACCAATAATCAAAATGCTTTTTTGTAAACAACATATCGTTCTCTGAATACATATAGAAGTCATGTGACTTCTTACGAATTTTTCTAATAAGAGAAGGCTTATGTGCCCAGCAAAGATCGTAGCCCTTGTATTCCTCTCCAGCGACAACGAAGCCAACCCGATTCAAGTCGGTGTGGGAGGCAACGATTAGAGAAAACTCATCCAGATCTAAACGATGGTCAAAATCGATAAAAATGTCGATTTCTTTTTCGAGCTCTATAGATTCATACCCTTTGAGAACTTTCAGAGTTTTATCTACTCGAGCTAGGGGATTGTGAGCTGTGACTGTGATGTAAATGGATTTCATTAGTATTCAACTGAGAAGTTTCCACGACGCTGAAGGAAGGTCATGAGCCAGGTGTAAGCGTCTAAGAGGTCGTCGTGAGACGTTGCACCGACATTAATCAACTGATCGGTCAACGCATCAAATTTGCGGTACTTGTTAAAAATGACTTTTTTATTCTCTAGTAGACCAAGCGTCCCTCTAAAACGAGCAACTTTATCACCACGGAAACCTTTAACTTCGTGGATGTGCAAGTTCCCCAAACCTCTTTCATTCAGTAATACTCGTCTCAAATCAGCAGCTAGAGAAGCTTGATAGGCAACGGCCTCGACGACCAGAGT